CGACAGCATAGATTCGCTTGTAAGAAAATACGATCCGAAATTCGCGCGACAGGAGATATACGGAGAGTTCGTTGTCTTTGAGGGACAGGTATATTATACGTTCGATAGGACGAAAAATGCCGGGGACATAGGGTTCCGTGTTGCGCAGTACGATCCAGATATTCAGATATGCCTATGTTGCGACTTTAACGTCGATCCCATGGCTTGGGAACTGGCGCAGGTGCATTTAAGACCTTCTGGGTTAAAAGAGGTTTGTGTGTTCGATGAGATTTACATCAAAAACTCAAATACAGAGCAGTGTTGCCGGGAATTTAAAAACAGATATCCGAAGCATAATGCCGGTATATTGCTATATGGTGACGCTACAGGATCGTCAAGAAGCACGAATTCTAACCTGACAAATTGGAAAATAATAGAGAACGAACTTAGCAGATACGGTGTAGAAAAACGAGTGCCTACCAAGAACCCTGCTGAACGTGACAGGATAAACGCTGTAAACGGACTGATATGCAATGCCAAAGGCGAGCGCAGAATGTTTGTCAATCAAGAAAAGTGTCCTAAACTCGTACGTGACTTCGAACAAGTTCCATATAAAACAGGATCGTCACAGATAGACAAGACGAAGGATTTATACCTAACTCACACGAGCGATGCAATAGGGTACATGATAGAAAAAGAATTCAGCCTAAACCGAGGCGAAATAAGAGGACTGCGAATATGAGTATTAAAAAGATGATCGAAAACCCGCACAACACATATAAAAAGTATCGTTCTGAGTGGGATTTTCTTGCGGAAAGTTACGAGGGCGGGAAGGACTATATCGGCGATGCTATAGTAGACAGCCACTCTATATCCGCCGGCGGAGAACAGCTCAAACTTATATCAAGCTCGCATTTGTTTCGGCACAAGAAAGAACGCACAGACGATTATAAGAATCGTGTTAAGATGAGCTATTACTATAATTTCTGCGCTCCGATAGTTGACATATACACGAATCATCTTTTTAAGAACCCGATTATCGAGGACTGGGGAAACATTAAGAAAATCATAGAATACCGGAAGGAAAACGTCGATCGCATGGACAGCTCGATATATGAGTTTAGAAAAGAGATATCAGACTTGGCGCAGATATACGGACAGATGTACGTTATAACAGACGTTCCCAGCCAATCCGGCAGAACCATAATGACAGCACAGGACGAAATCGATAACGATATGTTCCCGTACTTCACAGCTTTTCACCCGCAGGACGTGATAAACTGGGCCCTAGATTCTTTCGGCAAACCCTACTGGGTACTTGTCCAAGAAACGCATGACAGTAACGAAAATCCGTTCACATACGATGAATCGACGAAACCTAACATAAGATATCGGCTATGGACACGAACAGAGTGGATTCTTGTAGACGGCGAAGGCGGAGAAATTGCAAGAGGAACGCATGGACTCGGCATGGTTCCGATAACGTGCTTTACAAACAAGAAAAGCAAAAAGATGCGCAACTTCCTCGGCATATCGGCACTGGCCGACATTGCGTATATTTCACGGGACATATACAACTCGTGTTCCGAGCTTAAACAGATCCTACGAGATCAGACGTTTGCGATATTAACTCTACAGGGTTCAACCGGCGAGTATAGCGAGGTGTCTGTCGGGACAAGCAAGGCACTTTTATATCCGCCTGAAAGGACTGCTCCAGCATATATATCTCCTGCGCCATCAAACGCCGAGATGCAATTCAAGCATATAGACAGGCAGGTTTCCGCCATATTTCGACTGGCGAAACTCGAAGGTGCATCGGCAGAATTTAAGGGGCAATCGGCAACACAAGAATCCGGAGTGGCGAAGGCATACGATTTTAACGAAACGAATCAGGCTCTATCCGACAAAGCTGACAACCTGCAGGATGGTGAGATGAAGATGTGGCGCACGTTCGGAGCGTGGAAAGGCATTGACTTTGATGGGAGCGTTATCTACCCGAAGGAGTTCTCAATACAAAGCCTAAACGCCGATCTGGACGAAGCCGAGAAAAGCATCAAGCTCAACATCGGAAATATGTTTAATGTCGAGATAAAGAAAGCGATCATCAAGAAGAAGTTCCCGCGAATACCGGAAACAATGATAAATAAGATGGTCAAGGAACTGGAAGATACGGAAGGCAAGACCGAAGGCAGTCGGCTTGTTGACCGAATTTTAAACAAAGAAAAATCTGCTGTAACGCCAACTCAGGCGGAAAATAAGGAGGGGTAATGAAGATGTTTGTTCTTGGAGTGATGGGAATGTTAGCTAACGTTGGTCTGCTTAAGATTTTGTTTAACAGCCGAGGCGAAGCCGGAGCAGGTGGAGACGGCGGCGATAAGGGAGCAGGTGGAGACGATAAGAAATTTACGCAGGCTGATATAGATCGTGTTGTGCAAGACAGGTTGTCCCGCGAACGAAGCAAGTACGCGGACTATGATGACCTGCATAAATTTAAGACGGAACACGAGAAAAGCACAGAGGCACAGAAACAAAAGGAGCTTGAAGCGCAGAAAAAATATGAAGAGTTGAAAGGCGGATGGGCAGAGAAGGAAAAGAACTTCCAGCAGGGATTATCAGCAAAAGACGCTGAGATATCGAACCTGAAAATATTGCACGCTTTAAATTTTGAAGTGTCGAAACTTAATGCCTACCCCGAAGCCGTGGATGTATTGAAAGGTATGGTATCTTTGAGCGAAAACGGTACGCCTCAAATGGACGGCAAGGATAGTGTCGGAAATACTACAAAAATATCGTTAGAAGAAGGAGTTAAGAAGTTTTTAGAAGAACGCCCACATCTGGTAAAAGCTAATCAGAACTCGGGCGGTGGTGGTACTCCTCCGAATACCGGAGCAGGTGGTGGAAGTGGCACAGAATCACTCGCTGATCTGAACGCACAGCTTCTTGTGGCACAAAGCAGAGGCGACACCAAAACAGCGAGGGAACTCAAGGACAAGATTCAGAAAGATTTCTCCAATCGCGGAGTAAATCGAACGATGTGACCTTGAGGAAAATCTTAAAAGAAAAGAGGTGATTTATATGGCAGATACAACAGTAACCACTCTAACCGAAGCTATTCCAACTATTGTAGCGAGTGCCCTTCTTGAACTTGATGAGGGCGATGTAGTACGACCTCTCGTTACAAATATCCCGTTTCCAGGGCCCGGAATAATTCATCAAACTCCGTTTATCACTAGACTGACAGCCGAAGCAGACGATTCGCTGGCTTCTCAGGCTCTTGATTCAACGACAAGCGATGAAACATCTCCGAGCGCGGCAACTGTTGGCGTTCACGGGGCTTATGTTCAGCTGAAAGAACTTGCTCAGCTTGCAAGCGTGGACGACATGGCGGCTGTAGCCGGTAAGTTGATAGGTCAGTGTATAGTGAAAAGACGAGATCTCGATCTTGTCACACTATTTGCTTCACTTACGACCAACCAAGGCGCGGCGGCAACCAACATCACTCCGGCTGACTTGTACGATGCGTATGGTTCTCTACGTACGTATTTTGCACCACTTCCGTACAACTTAGTTCTACACCCTCAACAGGTGTGGAGTTCCGTGGGTTTGATTTCGCTCTTTGACAACTCGAGCGATGCAATACAGACTCAGGGGCCAGGAACGGTAGGAGAAGACTGGGCTCGTTATGGATTCGCAGGCAAGGCGTTAGGTTTCGATCTTTGGATAGATGCTAACATCACTTTGACCAGCTATAACGGTTCCGGTGCGGCCTTCTCAAGTCAGGCGATCAAGTACGTTTCTAAGCGTGGGTTCCGAATTGACATCGAAGGAGATGCGACAGAGGTCGCTACTAAGATCGTTGGTACGGAAATTTGGGGAGAAGCAATTCTTCGCAACCTTCACGGGAACGAAATGCAGTTTGACACCGTATAAACACTCTAGCGAGGATGACTTTGGGGGAACGGGTAGAACTCCTATCCGTTCCCCGAGGTAAAAAGGATAAATTTAACAGGAGGAAGAAAAAAATGGAAAAAGTAGATATGGGAATGAATAGATACCAAAAAGAGTTGCAGAACATAAAGAAACTCGGTCGGGTTGAAGCGAACCAAATTAAAGTTGTTGAGAAAAACGATCATAAAAATATCTCATTGTGGACAAAAGACGGAAAGCGAATTGGGCCATTGCATCCGCATAACGCCGAAAGAACGCTTGATTTGTTCTGGAATAAAATGGGGATAGAGTTAACCGCCATTCAGCCAACTTTAGCGCAGATCGAAGAATACAAGAATACTGACGAATACAAAAAGAAAATGGCGGGATTAAAGGCTTCGCGCGATCTAAAAGAGAAGTCTAGAGGCAAAGGAAAGATGGACGAATACATGAAAAAGATCGCTGAGATGTCAGGACAGACGGTTGAGGCCATTCATAACATAGTGAAATCAGCTAAAGATGTAAAACCTCTAAGTGAAGGCAGAAAATAATGCAGGCTACAGCTCCATATTATCAGCGTAAGATCAAATGTCCGGCACATTACATGATACCGCCTGGAGTTGATATATATATAAGAGAGCCTGTACCTGGATTGAAGAATGTAAGTGGTCACGTTGTTAAGAAATACAATGTAAGCAAAACTCGCAGGAAGAAAGACTTTATGGGGAGACCAGTTATGGATTGGAGGAAGATATATGAACTTGCAAAAGTAGGGATTGTTTTGCAACCAACTGTAACATCAAGTTATGCCATAGAGAAAATTTTTGATCCTTTAAGTCCCATCTGCCAGAAATGCAAGGGTAGATGCATGGAAGGCAAAGGCACAATAAACACTGGGACAATAAAGAGGCTAAGCTCATGACGAATCCGAGAATCGTAAAGTCTAACATGACGCGTAAAGCTGTAAATAGCAAAATAAGGAGTAGAGACGTGGACACTTCAAGGTTTGTATATCACGAGACACCAACCCCTGCCACAGATGGCGCGCAGAAAGTTTTTACAGTTGAAAATGAGTATACAAGCGGGCTTTTGGAGGTTTTCCTTGATGGATTGTTGCAAATAAAAGACACGGATTATACTGAAACAACGTCAGAGACTTTCACGTTCGCTACTGCTCCTGCTTCTAACGAGAATGTGCGAGTTAATTATATAAAACAATAAGGACAAAAGATGAAACAACAATTTCTTAAGGAAAAGTCAGGAACGATTCAACTGTCTGTATACGACTCTAATCGTGCAATCGTTCCTGATTCGGCTAAAATAACGCTGTATACAGCCTCTGGCGGGACGCTTCAAGCACAAGCAGACGCTAGCGTTGATTCTACTACCGGAGAAATGACTTATTCGCTAACGACCACTCATACCGCGGATCACGATTTAAACTACAAGGCTATCTGGGAATATGTGTATAACGGAACTACATATTATGAGACACAGTTGTTTGATGTTGTTAAGAGTATTCTGTCAATCCCTATTACTGACGATGATTTATATGCGGAGCTAGGAACACTGAGAGACACCAACGAGCAGGTACAAGGAACAGCCTCCGGCGGCGGCGCGGCCTATATTGACGATACCACCAGCCGAAAAGAGGAAAACGACTACTGGAAAGGTGGACGAATTGAGATAATATCCGGGACAGGAGTCAACCAAAAGCGTGATGTTACCGGCTTCACTCAAAGCACGAGCCGTTTGGCAGTATCCCCGGACTGGACTACAACACCGGACACTACGAGTATATATAGGCTTGTCAAATCGTTCTACGCCAAGATAAACCAATGCTTCGAGGAAATAGAGACGATGATATATAACAAAGGCAAGAGACACTCGCTTATTTTGGAGAGTTCTCAAATTAAGTACCCTTTGTTGTATCTAACAATACACAAGATCTGCCAAGACAACGCAGACGAAGCCGAGGATAAATGGGATCGTTTGGCTATACGATATATGGAGAAATTCGACAAGGCGTTTGACACTATGACCGTAGAATATGACGAGGACGAATCAGGCACGATAGATTTAGACGAAGAAACACATCATCCATCAGAAGTGAGGATATTTCGAACATGAAACTATCGGTTAACATACTCACATGGAACAATATTTCAACATTGCCGACTACGCTTGAGATATTGAAAGACGAACTAAAAGACCTCGACCACGAGATAATAGTCGTTGACAATGGCTCAGATGACGGCTGTGAGAAGTTGGCTACTATAGCGAACGAGTATAACCTAGGCATTTCAGTGGGCAAGAATCAAGGCATAGAGGCTTCTAATGGCGAATTTATATTATTGCTTGATGGGGACATAATACCAGTACCAGAAAGCGTTAGTTTGTTGCTTGACTGGCTAGAATTTAATCCATCCGCTGAGGCAATAGGGTTTCATCCGAATAAATGGACGAATCAGAAGAATAGACACGGGCAGTTACACCATGAGGAATTTTGCTATGAGCTGTATAACCCTGAAATAATAAATCGAGTGTGCCTGTACTTCGGTCTTTTCAGAGCGAGAGTATTTGACAAGATCAGGCTATCCGAAGACGCTGTTTTGTCTGGATGCGGGTATGGGTGGGAAGACACAGATTTGTATATGCAAATGAAAGCTAACGGAATTGACCAATGGGCGGCCGGAATAAACTCAGCTTCTGGAAAGTATTATCATGAGATAAACTCATCCATCAGAAACATGGGTCACGATAAATATATGTCATCATCATTGGAGCGTTCCAAATGGTTCAAACAAAAATGGGAAAAGCAAAATGTTGGATAAGGCTTTACACAAACATCTTGATACTATGGAATCCTTGAAAGAAGAATTGGAAAATGATATTGATAAAATATATTCCGGCATAGATATTGAGAGCGTAGTAAAAAACCCGACAGAAGCTGTAAACAGCGTTACACTTGCGTTACAGAGTCTACTCAAAGAAAAGTATTTGCCTATTGCAGTCAAACACGGCTTCGATTTGGCGGGGATAGTCAAAGAGAATATGAAGAAAAATAAAGAAATCAAGATACAGGATTCAAACGACCCAACACTAAACAAGGAAATCGTTGATGGCGATAACGGCAAAAGTTAGATCAAACATAAGGCTTCCGAAGATAAACTTTCAACAAGACTTGTTGCATATAGCGAACAAGATCATGATACCGTTGATGGCTAAGGGAATTGACGATAGGCAGGGAGTAGATGGAAAACCGCTACCGAAGCTAGAACCTGAAACCATAAAAGCAAAAGGACACGATAGACCGCTTATAGAAAACGGCAATTTGAGAAGGGCTTTCAAGGCTAAATCGTCCGGGAAATATTCGGCGGAAATAACCTTGATGGGTGACAGAAAGAAGATCGGAGGATATTTGCAGATAGACGGTATCGATTCAAAAAAGGGCAAAAAACACTTTAATTTTTTTGGTATATCAACTGTTATGGAAAGGCTGGCAATAAACTATATGGACAAACGAATAAAAAAGGCGATAAAAGATGCCTGATAACGAAATTTTGAGTGAAGGATTAAACCGAGAGCTTGCTGTTATGGAGATATTACTCTCCGGAAAAGGCGCACGGATGGCAATAACTCTTGAGGAATATATACAGTCCAGGACGTTAATGGGGGCTTCGCTTGACATTATAAAACAGGATTTGCTTACAGACCTGACGGAAGGTGGCAGGATCTTCGGAGAGTTCAGAAGAAGCATATCAGCGACCGCCGCTGGATCGGTAGAGCGCACAAGAGACGTGGGGGAAATTTCAGAACTCGGAATATTCGAGAAATATAGATGGGCGGCTGTTCTGGTAAACACGTGTCCGGATTGCATGGCGCGACACGGGCAAGTCAAGACCTGGGACGAATGGGAGGCATTTGGATTGCCGAGAACAGGTCAAACCGTATGTCGAGAACACTGCAAATGTATGTTACTTCCAGAAGAAACCACAGAACTTGAACCGATACAGAGGAAGAAATAATGGCATATGACACTATAAAAACAGGCATAGTCGGACGATTGAAAGGGTTAGGGCTTACCGAATCAACGGAAGCCTTTGACTTCGAGAACGCTTCTTCTCGCGAATATGGGCTGACGTTTATTTTAAATTGCTTGTCCGG